TTCATCAATGGCTTTGTCTGTTTATAGTCCGACAAATCTAGCTGATCTTTTAACAGATACAGTAGAGCAAACGAGAGAGGAAAAAATAGCTATTGCTAGAGCAGTAATGCAACAAGCAACAGTAAATTAAGCTATTGACATGGGGTATTATATAGGATATAATACCCTATAACAAACATACAGGAGAAATACATGAACACACAATTAGAAAACTTAAACAGACAATTAAGAATATCAGATGTTATTGATGTTCTAATGAGCCAAACAGAAAAAATGTTTGATATAGTTCATACTAATCAAAAAGAAATAAACAGACTAAAAGAAGAACTTGAACAATTAAAAACTCATACAGATAATGCAACAGATAGTTTAAAAGAATCTAATGATATTAGAGGTGGTTGGTAAAATAAAGAGTTGACAACCTATCCTACTTGTTGTAGGATAGGGAATACAGAAACAAACATACAGGAGAAATAATGGAACTAAACAAACAATTCACAATCACTTATTATTCTAATAAGGATAAAAAACACATAACAAGACAAGGCAAGTGGACAGACAAATGTAGATATTGGACTAGCAAAGTTGGAGATAGTTTGGTAACTTATTTTGACATGGACAAAGACGCATATAGAACTGCTAAAGGCAGTTGGAAAGTGAGGTACTAATGGACTGGAATATAGTAATGGGAATAGGTGTAGTAATAATGATTATTGGCTTTTTACTTTTCATATGGTGTGAAATGGAAATTGCCGAGGCAGACAGAAAACTTTTTAGACAAGAGCAATTGACTAAATCTTTTAACAAAGGAAAACAATCATGACACAACTGACACCGGAACACTTTGAACTGCATGACCAGAACAAAGCTGAGAGATATGAACGACAGAAGATCAAGTTCCTAGAAGATAGGATATCAACACTAGAGAAAGCATTAGAAAGCCATACCAAAATCTTGGCAAGGTTTCAAATGACCGAGGACAAATCATGAGTAGCTTTAATTGGTGCCATGGACCAACGTGCCATACCTCTCACACACAAGATAGAATAAGAGGTGTCAAGGGTAGCAAGGTCCTAAGGACTAGGAAGATATCAGAGAACAGAAATAGTGGTTGGTATAGGGCTAACAACTTCTATAATTACTTCTGTAGTAATGGTTGTTACAATGAATTTGCCAATAAACATATAGAACAGATAAGAGCCATCGCACCAAGGACCGAGGCTCTTGAAACACCCATTGAAGTGACTAGAACTCCATCAACAGATTGGGGTGGCAGACCATGTATAGACACTACAATAAGAACAGTTGACAATGGCTGAGGGATAGTGTAGGATATAGATATATTAACTTATACAGGAGAAATACACATGGACACAATGATCAAAGCAACTAACCCTTACTCGAATGAGTCAACGATGTTAACACCAACAGAACACAAGTTATACATCGAGATCAAGACAGCTGAGTTTGATGAGGATTATAATACAATGCAAAAGAAATTGTCTAAGTTCAGTAGACTGAATGCAAAAGCATTCATGGTACTACTAGACTAACCGAGTACCAACTGTGTGGTCCTGTAGGACCACACTCACCCAACCACAGGTTGTGCGGCCGCGCTCGCATTCAATAGAGGTACCAGACCCAATCTCAACGTAGCATAGACCATCGACCCCCTATACACCTTATATATAAAAGGGGTCCCAATACTTAGTATATATTGCTTGTTTTAGACAGATAAGGCTGTTAAATTCGTTATGAACATCTAATTGATGCAAAAAAAATTATAAAAAATTTTTATGGATATAATAAACCAAGTAGACATTAGTAAATTACCGGCTGATGTAAGAAAAGAATTTAAAACGTTGCAGGTAATGCACGCAGAGAAAAAAATTAGAAACAAAGCTAGAGAAGACTTCATGTCTTTTGTTAAATGCGTATGGCCCGAGTTTGTTGAAGGGTCTCACCACAGACACATAGCTAAAAAATTTAATGACCTTGCAAGTGGTAAAATAAATAGACTAATTATAAACATGCCGCCTAGGCATACTAAGTCTGAGTTTGCATCATTTCTATTACCCGCCTGGATGGTGGGCCGTAATCCAAAGTTAAAGATAATCCAAGCTACTCACACAGGTGAGCTTGCTGTTCGTTTTGGTCGTAAGGCTAAGACTCTAATTGATAGTGATGAATACCATAAGATATTTGAAACAAGATTAAGAGAAGACAGTCAAGCCGCTGGGAGGTGGGAAACAGCACAAGGCGGCGAATATTTCGCTGCAGGTGTCGGTGGAGCAATTACTGGACGGGGTGCTGACTTATTAATAATTGATGATCCGCATTCGGAACAGGATGCGATGTCTGCGACCGCGATGGAGTCTGCTTACGAGTGGTACACATCCGGTCCACGTCAACGTTTACAACCTGGTGGAAAAATAATTGTGGTAATGACACGTTGGTCTACTAAAGACTTAACAGGTAAATTACTTGCTCACCAAAAAGAAGCAAAGTCAGACAAGTGGGACGTGGTCGAATTTCCAGCGCTCTTGGATACCGGAACAAAAAAAGAAAGACCCGTGTGGCCTGAGTATTGGAAGATGTCAGAATTAGAAATTGTTAAAGCTACACTACCGGTTGGTAAATGGAACGCACAATGGATGCAACAACCTACATCTGAAGAAGGTGCAATTATTAAACGTGAATGGTGGCGTAGATGGAAACATGATTGGATACCCGATTTACACCATGTCATACAATCTTATGATACAGCATTCCTTAAAAAGGAGACTGCTGACTTTAGTGCTATAACTACATGGGGTGTATTCTATCCAGATAACGATTCTGGGCCAAATTTAATGCTATTAGACTCTGTTAAACAACGTTTAGAGTTTCCAGAACTAAGACGTAAAGCTCTTGAGCAATATAAGTATTGGAACCCTGAGACGGTAATTATAGAAGGAAAAGCCTCTGGGATGCCTTTGACCTATGAATTAAGACAGATGAATATTCCAGTTGTTAACTTTACACCGAGCCGAGGAAATGATAAGCATGCAAGAGTAAATACATGTGCACCATTATTTGAGTCTGGAATGATCTGGGCTCCTGAACAAAATTTTGCAGATGAAGTTATAGAAGAATGCGCAGCATTCCCACATGGCGATCATGATGACTTAGTTGATAGTACAACCCAAGCTGTTATGCGATTCAGACAAGGCGGCTTTGTCCAACACCCTGAAGATTATGTAGACGAAGAACCCACAGAGCATAAAGAAAAGGTATATTATTAAATGGACGAGATCATAAGAATGTTATTGAGTATGGGTAAAACCAAAGAAGAGATTGCTGAATTTGTAGGTAAAGAAATGCCTGCAGGTGGCGTGGATAACGTTGCATCAAATGTTTTAAAACCTATAACTAGAAAAGTTGCAGGTGATTTCCCGCTTATTGGATCACGGATCACGGACCCTACACAAGCAGGACAATTTGGTAAATACAATATTCAAGCATTAGACCCTACAGATAGATATTCATTAATTAGACAATCTTTTGAAGATCAAAAACTTAACTGGCAAAAAACTTTAGAATTTATTAGAGAAGGTGGTTACAGTTTAAGTGCTTTACAAAAACAAAATTTAAATTTTAATCTAGGTGTATTACAAAAATCAAAAGTTGTTATAAAAGATTTAACCAAAGGTTTAACAAACGAAGGACAAAACGTAGAAGAAATTTATCAAGCGTTTGTTAAAAACAAAAGATTCTTAGGTAATGAAAAAACAGGATTAAGTGGTGAAGCTAATGAGATTTTAGATTTTATAGAAAAAGCTAGAGGTAAAGGAGATGACCTTACAAAAACTACAAAAAGCCAAGAACAAATTTTAAAAGATCAAAAAGCTGCAAATGATGAAAGAATGAAAAGATTATATGAAGGCAGAGCTTATGAAGGTGATGTTGGAATGTATAGAGCAATAGGAGGTTATCATTTGCCCAAGCTCCATGAAGCAGGGATCATTAACCTTGACCCTAAAATTTATGAAGCAATAAAAGCAGGTAGATATCACCATGGTGGTGCAGAGTTCTTTGCTCCTGATCCTAACAGAGTTTTACAATACCACTTTGGTTCAAAAATATTTGACGATCTAGATAAAGCAATTGAAGAAGCAGCATTAAAGGGTGGAGACATTGCTCTTAAAGGACCAGAAGGTATGATTAAATTTTTAAAAGATAATGACTACTTACCATTTAAAGTAAATGGACCAGCAAATGCAATAGATTATTTAAAACCAGATGAATTACTTGAACGTATGAAAGAAATAGAGGCATCATCAGAAGTAATTAAAAAAGGTAATAGTCCTTTCTTTAAAACACCAGATGAAATTATGAATAGAGTTATGGTAAACGCTAACGAGAAAAAGTTATATCTTGAATCATTTAAAAGAACACATCCAGAGAAATTTAAACTGTATGAGAAAAGACAATCAGAAAAACCTTTCTTTGGAGTAGGTGATGTTGGTCAACCTGATCCTTTTAGTGATTTATCTGATTTAACTTTACCTAAAGACAAAGGCGATTTAATTAAATTTCCTAAAAAAGAAACTAAACTAAGTAAAGATTATGACGATGCTTTATTTAATCAAAAAGCTACAAATGAACTTGAAAAAAATCTTAATAAGGAAACTAAAGATCTTGAAAAAATAAATGAGATAGAAGAATTAAGTAAAGATTTGTCTAAAGAAAGTGATGTAGATAAAATACTTTTAAAAAGTGAAGAGTTAAAAAAATCTAAAACAAAAGAAAGTGAAATTTTAGATATCCCTGAATGGGCTCAGGAAAGTTTAAAAAGATTAAATGAATTAAAAAAATATTATTCAAAAAAACCTCCTAATAATAAAGATACTTTATCTTTATATAATCAAAATATTGTTCAAAGAGAAAAAGCTTTACGACATACTTTAGAAGTAGGTGGAGACGAAACTATGTTTGAAAAATTTAGAATAGGTTCTAGTAAAAAAATACCTGAAGTATATGAAACAGATAAGTATAAGTATGCTGACCTATTACCAACCGATCGAGAAAAAACTATGAGAAACGTACAAACTCAATCTGGTTTTGATTTTGTTGAAGACATACCTGTTCCTAAAAAACCAGGAGAAGGTAAATTTACTAAAGCAGAATACTTAATTCAAAGATTAGAAAACACTCTTAAAGATCCTAATGCAGATCCTTATGTTAAAAAACAATTTCCTGGTTTTATAAAAGAATTAAAAGAAAATCCAGATCTTGCTAAGAATGAAAATGTCTTTAAAGAGTTGGGTGGTGATTTACCTGATGATCAACAGATCGTTGTCTACGGTGATGACACGTTAGATTTCTTTACACAAAAATCTGGTCCAGGAAATATAGACATACTTGCTAAATTTATGGAAGACAATCCTTTCCTATCAAGAGAGGAAGCATTAAACATATCAAAAATGGAACCAACAGATAGAGTTACAGAATTAACAAAATTAAGGTTTCTTAGTAAAAAGAAAACTGATAATGCTGAGGGTGGCATAATCAATTTAGCACAAGGTGGCATGATTTAATGAAATATTTATTAAACTTAGGAACAGGAGCATTAGACGATGTGGAAACACCTAAACTAGGTGAGAAGTATTTTGCTAGTGCAGAGAC